GGAGCTAATAGCGTGTGTTACAACGTTTATTTTTCACTTTACAAAGGCAAAGAGTCGATAGATTATAGAGACAAAAGTCAGCATTACACCGACCTAAGCATCTTTGAGTTTTTGTCAATAATCACATTGAAATACTAAACAGAAAAACAAAGAAAAAAGCGATGGCAGAAATTAATTTTTACAATCAAGACTGCATCTCGTTTATGAAAACTAAACCTGATAATTATTATGACCTTGCAATAGTTGACCCTGAGTTCGGAATAGGGATAAGCAAAAGCCCGAGGCTTGTAACTGATAAAGGATTAAAAGCTAAGGATTGGGACAATAAGCCTGTGGATATGAATTATTTTACTGAATTATTTAGAATTAGTAAAAATCAAATTATATGGGGAGGTAATTATTACCCACTACCAGCAAATAAGCATTGTATAATTTGGGATAAAATGCAACCTGAAAAAATGAGCTTTGGAATGTTTGATTATGCTTGGACTTCTTTTTCTGGAGCTAATAAAATGTTCAGATATTCGGTACAAAAAGAACAAGATAAGCGACACCCGACACAAAAACCTGTTGATTTATATAGATGGACATTACAAAGATATGCAGAAAAAGGAATGAAAATATTTGACTCGCACGGAGGAAGCCATACTCACGCAATTGCGGCTGACATGGAGGGTTATGATTTAGATATTTGCGAAATAGACAAAGAGTATTTTGATAACGGAATAAAAAAATACAATGAATTTAAACAACAAACTACATTATTCAGTACGATTTGAAGGCGAAAATGTAAAATATCACGGTGAAATTAGTTTCTTTCGTGAGCTTACTGAGGGTTATCAAAAGCATATTGATGAGATGAATAAAATATGTAAAATGGCCCTGATGCGGAGCTTGAAAAAATGGGGATACGAAGCCGATCAGCTGGTTTTTAGTGAGTTTTATTTTTATTTTGATGGCAAAGAAATTAATTTCTTCACTTGGTATAAACCTTAATTTCCACTATATTTGCATAGTAGTTTTTCATGTCGTTATGGGAAAATCGGGGTCGTTTTTATAATGATTCCGATTTTTTTTGTCTCCTTTTGCCAGTTTCTCCCCATCATTTTTTTCACACTGAGACTCTTCTTTTTGACTTTTCTCCCCGTTTTACTTCAAATGTTAATTTATGTTTACGATATATTACCCTAAAAGAAGTAATCAAGTACTCGAATACTTAATTGCTTTTGTTTAAACATTTGATGAATAAGTTAAACAAAACTACAAAATCCTTGCAGTTTACAGATGACTTGCAGACGAAAAAAACCCTTTCTGCAAGCGATAACGATTTGATCATTAGATAGTTAAAGGCACTTTTGCAGATTTGCAGACGAAAACGGTAAACAAAAGCTATATAGAGGCAATAAGGTAGACGTGCTGTATATAGAGTTTGTTTGTATATTACTACATAATCTGTAAATAATAGGGTAAAAGCAACATCTACAAGGATTTACCTCTTGCAGAAGGTCTTGCAGATTACTTGCAGATGCCTTTTTTTTCTGCAAATCGGGCGTTTTTCTGCAAAAACCATATTTTCAATTGTTAATAGATGTTAACTATTATTATAGGAGTTGGTTATCTATAATTTTTTTGTATATTTGTAATGCAGTCTAAGGCTTAGCGGCTTTAGTTCAAAGAGGTTACAAGTTCCTGCTGCACTACTTCTAATAACTTGTATTAAAAACTTATAAAATGAAAAAGACAGACTTAAAAACACTCGTTAGTTTCGCATTATCGCTTATCGTTATTGTAGCGGTTTTAGGATTTGTAGGTTACGCAATTTCAGTATGACTATGAGAGTCATTAAAACATGCCTGATTTTGCTGTTTTTAATAGCCTCTTATCCCGTTAATAACTATTCTGTGCCAACCGTACAGGAACAAAAAAATCAACGATTAAAAGCCCGCATTTGGGAGTTGCGACAAAAGTATCCACCCGACGATAATAACTGGATGTATGAAATCAGTAAATCTTTGAAATAAAAAATAATATCTTTACACTATACAAAGGAGGTCACTATTATGACAGCACAAATAGCAAATCAAATTTATTTGCAATGGTTTAAAAATTTATAAAATATGATCGATGATAAAAACATAGAACAAGGATGGTGTGAATTAACAACGAACGACCAGGTTTATGATAGTGGAAAAGACGAGGACGGGAATCTTGAAATATCCGATAAGTTTTTTAGAAAATTCGTGGATAAAAATTTACAGGTAATAAAAAAAGTGGAAGAAATAGGATTGCCCAAAAAAGGGGAGCAGCTAAGATTTATAACCATGAAGCCATTTAATACGATAAGTATTATTTCTTATATTGCACAAAAAGAAATAATAGAACATGCTATATTTATAATTTTTGCGATTAATCAATATGCGGCAAAAGTTATAATTGACTTGATTGAATCAAAAAGGATATTAAAAATTGATATAGTAGTAAGTTCAATTCGTAATGCAGGGCATGAGTCGAAGTCAATCGCAGTTGATATGTTGAAACGATATGTTGATGTTATTTATGTAAATTCTCATGCAAAAATTACAATTTTAAAAACTGAAAATAATTATTATACAATCGAGGGGAGTGGAAATATGTCTTTTAACGGGAGAATTGAGCAATATGTTGTAGATAATGATGAAAGTCTATATAATTTTTCCGAAATTTGGATGAATGAATTAATGAAATACAAAATGAAATAACGATGGAAGAAATAAATACAACTCACGTAAAAGGCATTTTGGAAACTATTGGAAAATATCCTGTTTTTTCATTCTCTGATATTTTTGTCTATTATAAAGAATGTTCAAGACCCACAGGATATAACCATAATCTACACACTTTAGACAGCATTAAAGAGGCTATTTCGTTAAATAAAAGGAAAGGAGTTACTTCTATGTTGTCAAAATGGGTTAAGTCCGAAAATGCTACATTACAAATTGCAGCGATGAGAATGTTATGCTCAAGTGAAGAGCGGCAGAAATTGAATCAGCAGTATGTTGACATTCGTAGCAAAGAAGAAGTTAAATTAACTGGAATAACTTTTGAGAAATGATATATGTCGACAGCAGCGGAAAAATTAACTTATCTAATCTGCACCCGGCACAGCAGGAATTTATTAAATCTAAAAAACTTCATACTGGGATTGTTGGTGGCTACCAGTCAGGCAAATCTACTGTAGCAGCGATCAAAGCAATACTTCATTTATTAATGTTCCCGGGCGTACCTATCGCCTACTACCTTCCCACCTTCCGACTATTCGATGACATGCTAATTCCTAAGCTGACAGTCATTTTTGATGACCTCGGAATAAATTTCACTTACAATCAACAAAAATCAAAGGTCAGTACAAAATATGGTGAAATATGGATGCGCTCAATGGATGCCCCCGATAGTATTGTATCTTATTCTGTCGGTTATTCGATAGTTGATGAGGTTGATTTAGTGCATAGTAATAAGAGAGCCTCAGCGATGAAAAGAATTTCATCAAGGAATAGTTATAAAAAATCAGAGGCCAATCAAATTGATTTTGTATCAACGCCTGAAGGTTTCGCTTATATGTATGATTTTTTTGTGAAGCGTGCAAATAGCAATAAACTACTATTGCGATTAAGCACGTTATCAAATGAGGATAACCTTGCAGATGGTTACATACAAGGGTTACGTGAGCAATATACGGATGAACAGCTAAAGGCATATTTGAATGGTGAATTTGTGAACCTCACATCCGGTACTTGTTACTACAAGTATGATAGAAAAATCAACAATTCTAAAAGAGAACATGATAGCATTGAGCCTATTCATGTCGGCATTGATTTTAATATTGGTAATATGTCGGCAGTTATTCATATCATTGAGGGCGGTCGGCCAGTGGCAGTTGACGAGATTACAAAAGCTTATGATACCGATGAGCTTTGCAGTATTATAAATAGTCGTTATCCGAATGTACGGGTGCATGCCTATCCTGACAGTTCAGGAAAAAACAGGAAAACATCTTCGACCACAACCGATATTCAAATATTGAAAGATGCTAATTTTTCATTACATTACACGAATAGTAACCCTCCAGTTAACGATCGAATATCAAATATGAACCGGGTATTTTTAAACGGAAATGGCAAAAACATCTATTCAGTTAATTATTTGAAATGCCCGGATTATTCAGAGGCCTTGGAAAAGATGGCCTATGACACAAATGGCTTGCCAAACAAGATGAACGGCTTTGATCACCTGACCGATGCGGCAGGTTATTTTATCTGGTATCAATTCAAAGTAACTAAGCATCCTGGAAACAAAATATTATGAAACTATCAGAATTAAATAATGCATCTGATGAACTATTATTCGCATTGAAGTATAGCCGAAAAACTAAGGCTAAAGATGTGTATAATATAGGGGCGTTAAGCAAGCGCACGTTCTATGAAGTCAAAGAATTACAGCGATTACTATATGACGAAAACGGATTCAGTGCAGCGATAACATTCCTCTTAGAATTAAGCAATCAAAAAGACCCAGACCTCTTTGAGTTCTTTTCCTTTTTCAATTATTGCAAGGAGGAGATCATGAAAATATCAGAGATGGAAGGGAATGCCTTATCTTACACTCCATCGGTTGATGAAGAACGCGCTGGGATAGAGAGGTTTGAACAGTTTGGGTATTTACTTTCTATTGATTCTTTAGCAGGTGGTGACATCCTTAAATGGCCAAAGATTCGAGATATCGAATATGAGCAGGTATTTAGTAAACTACTGATTGATAAGGCTCACAATGATTTTGACCGCGACCTATCCAAGGTGCAGAATTCAAGACGTTAAGATCATTTTGTTTATATATTAATTTATTTTAATTTTGAAGTAAAATAAAGAGTTATGAAAATCATATTATACATTTTACTCTTCTTTTTAGTTGTCATCGTTCATAGACGTTTGAAGAAAAAAATATACCCATATCGCTGGCTATATTATTCTATCTCATATCCCATCTTAAGAATCGTATATAAAAACAGATTGCAATATCTTTCAATTACACAGCTAGATAAATTAGTTGATAAATTATTATTGCAACCAGATAGTTGGTTCATCCGCCGACTTATGATCCTCACTGTTAAATATCAATTAAGATTAAACCCTCATAAATATGAAATCTGATGTTTGATATAATAAGCAACCTTAGAGCATTTGCAGAAGCTATCCCGCGCGGATGGCTTTTCATATATGGCAATGATCAGTATGCTAATGCCAGCGAAATAATGCAAGACCTATCTGCCGACCAGTTGGTTTTAGTTGCAGATTTAAACGTGTCACCTGTTTACGGCAAGGAAGGAGGCATCAACGATGCAGTGTTCAATGGAGGCGTTATGCTTGGTCAAAAGAGAGAAGCCGCAACAGAAAGTAACCTTGATGAAAATCTGGAACAAAAATATGATAGGCGGCTTAAAAATTTAACGGAAACTTTGTTTATTTCGCTTGGTGATTTCACCTGCCAATATGGGTATTCCATAACTCAAATAAATGCCAGATACGACATTAACAAGTTTGATGAGAATTTAGATTTTATAGCGGCAACAATAACATTTTCAACAGAATGAATATAAATGATCTCATAACGGAATGGATGGAAGAAACGCGGGTATCTCTGATCACAGAATACGACCGTCAGGGGCTACGCGCTTCAGGAAGTTATGCTGAAAGTTTAGAAGCGAATGTTCAAGACAAGAAGACATCGTTTAAAGCAGTTATGAAGGCTGCCCGGCATTCAGAGTTCATGGAAAATGGGCGCCCCCCTAATTCGGCCCCAAGTCCGGAGGCTGCAAAAAGATTATATCCCATTATACTTCAGTGGGTTAAAGATAAGAATCTAACATTTGATAGAGGCCATGTTTTCGCTATCTGTTTAAAAATTGTATATCATGGCATTGCAGTTCCGAATAAATATAACCCAGGCGGCGTCGTATCTAATGTCGTGACAAAAGATAGGATTGATATTTTGATAGATAAGATTGGTAATGTTTTCAAGTCCGAAATCAAAAGCGATGTGATTCGACAGTTTAAAAAATAATTAGCATGGCACAATATCCTAAAATAAGATTAACTATTCTCAGCAATCCTACAGCAGATGGGCAGTCCATGCACTTTTATATTGGGGGTTTAGAAATTTCTATAGGATCAACATTCTATTATCAGCCCGGAACTAACCTATATCTTATAGGGAACTACATTCATGAAACTAATGATAATATTTTTACTTGTTTAAATAATAATTACGGAGCTCCATTTTCCTTTCATGTGGAATCGTATAACGTTATTGGC